TTATCTCATTTTTACACTTTTCTACTATATCCAAATCTCCTTGTTTAGTCCAAATTCTTACTTCACTTTCCAGTGCTTTTATTGCATCATCTAGTATTCTTAAAGCTTTTTCCATCGCTCGGTTATTTATAGTTTTATAATTCGTTTAACTTTAGTGCTAGTTTGGTAAAGCGGTCAGCACTTACAACCAACGTTACGGAATCACACCCAAGCTAAGAGCTCTAGTAGTCCGCATGTTAACAGTGCAGCTATGCACATCCACCATTTATCTATAAACTTCTTCATACTTCTGCCTCCTTATTTGCTTTAATCCACTTTAAGCGGCTTGTTTTGTTGTCGTCCCTAATTATTAGAGCTGTGTAGTTTGGATCGTTCTGCTTGTCTCTCTGCTGCTCCTTAGCTCTATTTAGAACTACCTGAGCCTTTTGAATATCCGTTAAGCCTATTATTTGCTCATCGGTATTCTTTTTGGGTGAATTATTCGCTTTCTTCATCGTTTTCTATTTTTAAAATTAATCCCATTGGCTTTAGATTAGTTTCAAGCCATTTTATTTTATTGCCGAATGTTGCGATCTTTGAGTAGGAGTCATTGGCGTCTACGCCTAAAAACTCCGCTCTATCTTTCCTTTTCGGGAATAGCTCTTTTAATCTTTGCTCTACGATTTCTTGATTTTCCATTTGGTTTGTTTAGTGGGGCTAATTAAAGCCCCTTTTTGTTTAAACTCGATAATAATCGTCTGATTTTAAAAATTGTTTCCAGTCGTTTTCACTGTTCATTTCTTCACTGTCAAATTCTTCTTGTGACATTGGGTAAGTTCTATATTTTGCGAATAACTTACCGTCAATATACTTGCGGATAGTAAAAGTTCTTTTACTTTGGTTAGCTGCTACTTTGATTGTTTCGTTTGAAGTTATCATTTTGTTTATTTTTCAATGAGTGGGTTTATCTCTCATTGTCCATGACAAATTACGGATAAAAAATCCATAGTATCAAATAATAATAGAGTTATTTTCATGTGTTTTAAAACATGTGCACAAAAAAAGCGAGGAACCACCCTCGCTTAAAAATTAACCCTAAAAATAATCTATGAAAACTAATTATGAAACTATAAAAAACTATTTATGCTTACCACCGCCATCTTTGCGGTTTGGGATTAAAAAAGAGACTAGCTTAATCACCCATTCTAAAATACTATCATCCTTCTTTGTTGGTGTTAATCGGACTACAACCTCCGCAAGTGCTATAACACCAAATAACAACTCTATCCAATTCGTTTGTAAAAATTCCATTTTTATTTGATTTAATTTGACTTATTTATATTATAAAGGTAATTATTTTTTAGACTTTCTCAAAACACGCTTTCTTTTACGCTCCGCTTTGTTCTCGGGATCACGCTTTAAGAATCCAAAAATACCCTTCTTTGCTTTAATTTTGGTATTATCGGTTTTCTTTTGCTTCTCGATGTAGTCGCCTGATACGTTTATCTCTTCTGGATCTTTAACCTTAAGATAGATTAATAGCGCAGTTAAAGCACCTCCTAAAAACATTGATATTGATTTCCACATAATTAAGGTTTTGCAATTTCTAAAAATACTTTTTCATTTCTTTCTTGTAATTCTCTAACCATCAGGGTTATTCTATCAGTCATGCCAATGTTTTTAAGTGTGTTAACTCCATCACACTCACCCACCAACAAACACCCTTCAGATTGTCTTATTGTTCGTCCCCAGTGTATTCTAACACCTTCAAAATGCGGCACATTGCAAATTAATGTCATGTTTCTCTCAAATGCTGGAGACCATGTGACGTCTAACTCATAGGTGCCGTAAGGGATTGCAGTTTCCCCGTAAACCTTACCTTCGTCTTTATCCTCTAAATCTCCGTCAGCGTTTCGATCTCTTACAATATCTTCTAGTGTGTCGCACAGGAATTTATCGTGAAAAAATAATACACCTGGCGTTTGCTCAGGCTCTGGCATTCTTAGTAGTTTGAATTGCGGTTTACTCATGATTTTGATTTTTAGATTTACTTATTTTAATTCCATCGTGACAATGAACTTTAATTGTGTCGTGATTCTCAACGGGTCTTTTCTTTTTAAATATTAATATCCAACTAAACCATTTATTTATCAAATCAATTCCTTTTCTCATAGCTACGTATTGATTATAATCATCTTCTGTTAAGAGATTCTCGCCGCACTCAGGACATGCGCAATTTATAAAATTACCCATCTGCTCAAGTGTTAAACTTTGATATTCTCTTTTAAAATCACACTCTTCATTATCACAAACTAATGATTGTAGATTTAATGGCTCGATTAATTTTCTCATCCTATGATTCTTTAAGTAAAATTATTAATTTTTCTTGGTCTGTTTTAAATTCCTTTTGCTTCTTTGAGTTATTCCCAATAGCGAAAACTGACTCTCGGATAATCACTTCAACTTTGAAACTTTCCCTATTCTTCAATTGCAAGCTTTCGGCAAAGATATTCCCCACCTTAAGCTCTGATACTTTTATGTTTTTCATTTCAGTTTTCTATATTTTTACCCAAACAACAGCCCCTTGTGGGTGATTATATGGAATTGGATTATCATATCGTTTAGAATCTTTTAATTGCCATGCATATTTCCACCTATCGAGCAATTTAAGATCTTCAACTTTATGGTATCTAATTAAACTTTCTTTTTTAGGTATAGGATTAGGGAAGCATCCTATAATTGTTGTTTCGCCAACGATTAAGCCTGTACCAGATTCAATTAATCCTATGCGACCTGTTATTTTAGTCTTAAAAGACCTCATCTCCCAAACCTTGCCCTCGTTAAAGATTTTATCGAGCCATTCATTTTTAACTATTAAAGCCCTTTCAATTTTCTGTTTCATTTTATTTTCTTCTTGATTCGCCTTTAATTGGCATTACGTTAAACATTTCTTTTATTCTATCTCTCACCCTGTCCCCATAGCGCTCTTCCATTTGAGAGGGTTTAAGGTTGGTTGTGATAAACATTAGGAATCTACGGTCTAAATATCTTCGGTTGAAGATCTCATAAATTGGAGCTTCTTTTGTTCCATAATTATTAATTTCTACTTGCTCAGTTCCAAGGTCATCAATAAATAAAGGAGAAACAAATAAACGATCTTTACCCTCTTTGCTTTTGAAAATCTCTACAATCTCAATTGCTGAATATTGAGCGACAATTTTATTTGCATACTTCATAAACTCAACAAAGATTTTTAGAGTCAAAGTTTTTCCGCATCCAATTTCACCAGATAGCAATAAGCCTTTTTGTAAATCGCCTTTAAAGCTTTTATCCATAATACACCACTTTAAAATCTCGGTGATTGGCTCTTTTAGATTCTCATCTACTTTATAACTTCCGTTTGTCAATCTATTACCAATGGCAAACCAAACATTTTTACAACTGTTTAAATCAGAAAAAACATTAAATGATTTTCTAACATTGGCCGATGATGCCAAAAGTTCTTTTTCGTGTTCGATTATTTCATTAATACTTTTCATCATGATCAAATTTTCCTGCGTTTTTAATATCGTCTTTTGGTTTGAAATTTCCCGCGGAACTTCCTTTTTCGTAGTTAAAATATTTTATAAACTTGTCTTCTCGTGTGATAAATTCAGGAGTCAGGAAATGAGGGTTTTCAATATGATATTTATCAGATTTGCAATTTTCAATAGCAATTATTAAATCATCTACCGTGTAGCCTTCTGAAATTCTAGAAGTGATATTTGCCTTGGCTTTCTTATCAACTACTCTTAGTTTCTTTTTTTTAATTCTATTAAACTCTGAAAGGAAGAAATCAAAATCAATAACAATCTTCTCTTGTTCTTCTTCTTGTTCTTCTTCTTGTTCTTCTTCTTGTTCTTCTTCTTCTTGCGATTTAGTACCTATACCCTTTACATACTGTATCAATAGAGTATCTTTAACAGTCGCAAACTCTTTATTCATGCAGGCTAAAACCTTTGGGGATGTACTTGCATTATATTTAAGCCAATTCTTTAAAGCGAGCTCTGAAGTTTCCTCGTTATATCTTATTTTATTTAGTTTAATGAAGTATTTAAGCAGTAATGATACTCTATCGATAGTATAGCCAAGATCAAAAGCAATCTGCTTTTTAGTTATCTCATAAACACCGCACTGTTTCGTCTTTTCATTAGTGAGTAGATATATGTAGAATAGTTTTTTATCTTTATCAAGATCACTAAAGAAACTATCACCCCACATAGAGGTGTGAATCTTTCTAAATATCGCCATTATTCAGCCTCCCTTAATTCGTCATTATCAAAATCTTTCATTTCTAGACTCATTATTGCATCTTGCAAGTCTCCGCTGACGCATGTATAATTATCATCTTCATCCCAAGTTTTAAGCGGGCAGCCTTTACATCCGATCGTGTTACATGTATTGTTTATTACACGTGTCCACTCGCTATTCAGCCTATCTAGCTTTAATTTATCATCATTACTTAGCATTTCGAACCCTCCTTTACAAACTCATTAATAAATTCTTTCACAGCTTTAGAAAGCTTCGTGTTCTTCTTTTCTGCCGCCTCGTGAGCCTTACCTAGTAAAGTTTCGGACAGTCTGATTTGATAAACTTTGTTTTGTTTCATGACTGTAAAGGTAATTACTTAATCCGTAATTACAAATAATAAATGTAATTTCTTTTAAATATTCATTTGTTCGGGATTTCCGACCCACTCCGCACCTTGATTTTTAAGTGTGGAGTGGCAAGTGTGGTATTTACAAATGTAGCAATTACCACTTCATTTTATTGAAACTCAGTGTATTGCAAAAATGAGTGATATTATCTTTTTGAAATTACCACTCAAATTACCACTTTTAAATTATCTTTAAGTATGGAAATAATAAAAGGGAGCATTCCGAGTAAATCGAATAGCTACAGGATAGCAATCAATAAAATAAGAGGTAAATTGACAGGGCGGCTTGTGAAGTCTTCTAAGATGTTGGCCTATGAAAAATTATTCATGTTGCAGTGTAGAAAATACCGCAATAAAAACATTGATGGAGAATTTGGGTTTGAATGTTCTATCTATTACGATTCTAAGCGGCCTGATTTAGATGGAAGCTTTAAGGCGGTATTAGATTGCCTGCAAAAATTAAAAGCCTTTAAAAACGATAATAAATGCGTTGAAATTATCGCAAGGAAATTTAAGGATGCTGGTAATCCTAGAATAGAATTTAAAATAACGCCTTTGGAAAATTGGGATTATTCGGGAAAATAAAAAGGAGCCGTTTAGCTCCTTTATTTCTTTGTTAGGTCCGCAAATTACTGGCGCCAACTTTTGTATTTATTCTATTAAATCCCATTAGTTTTTTTCGCTTCTAATCCCTGTGAATTTAATTATTTCTCGTATGTGGTAATTATATTCTTTTTCTGCTATTCTTATCTTTATCGTATCACCGCCCGCTAATGCTGCCATTTTAGCCATGTATGCGGCTGTTAATTTTGATTTAGTAATTTGTCCAGCCTCATATCTCTCAACTCTTAAGTAATATTTCTCCACATCATCTTTATTTGCTTTCTGATTTTCCAGATTAGCAATCTTATATATTCCTGTGCCCATAGATCCTAAAAAAAGAACAGCTAACAGTACAATTGTGTTCCATGCGGCTTTATTTCTTTTATCTAAACTATCACTCTTATTGTCTATTTTTTTTAAGACATCGCTAGCTGTTGTTAAAAAATCTTGTTCACTCATTTTCTGTATATTTGGAATAAAGAAAACCCAATAATACACCAAAGTATTTGAGTGCAAACTACAGGGCTTGATGTAAAGTCTCTATAAGAGCTAAATGGCTTAAATAGTACCGCGACATTAAATAAAATATAAAATATTTTCCACACTATCACAACTTCAAAAATTCGCTTATAATTTATGTTTTCAATTACATTCCTTATAAACAGGGATGATAATAATGCAAAAAATAATTCTGTTTCGAAAAAGAAAGCGTACCATTTCACATCATAAGCATCACCAAAACACAAGAATGTTACAGCAGCTATCATATAGGCTACTGCAACAATCGTTATTACTCTTTTACTTATCATTATCTGGTGGAATAACAATAGGCGGCTGTACGTCTTCCTTTGGCTCGTTGCAACTTAAAATTTGTTTTCTCATAATATAAAATTTAATGTTTGTGTAAAGATAGGAAATATAATTAACTATTATTTGTATAGTTCGTTGTGTCATTATATCATTTGGTTGATAAATCTAAAATTCTACATAGAAAATTGATAAACCCATCAGTTGCCTGTGTTACAGCCTCAGAAGTATTCTTTGTTGATGGATTATCTGGCAATAACACCCCATTATCGTAATTAATTCTATCACAACTTTCATAAGTGCAAGATAAGGCCCCCTTATCTAATCCATACACAGCCCATGTCCCGTGATTAGTAGTATATTGCACCCATCCGAATTGAGTAATTACATCAGTTATTGGAGGATGTGAAGCATAATTAATTTTCCACTTTCTGGAAATATATTCAATGCTTTCAGCCCCTATATTTATCACCTCTCCCATTCTTGTACTAACGTACATTTGATTTTTATTTGCTCCTGAAGTAAAATTATGATGATCTATGAAGACTTGAGGGTTAATTTCCTCCATATAATGAACAATCACCTGTGTTTCGTATTCACTCGCGGCAGATGGTCCAGAGTAAGTGCTTGTTCCGAATCCTTCAACTCTCCAATCAGATGTAGGTGCATTTCTATTCAAGTCTACACCGTTGAAGTTTGTTCGAGTTCCTTTATCAACTCCATAAGGACCAGCGCACGGCATAATGTAAAATGTTGAATTATAACGCATAGCCTCTATATTCTTATTTGATGCCCATGCTGTGCATATTAAGTTCATAGTTTGGTATAAATCAAAAATACCCATATACTCTGGGTGTATTCCAGACAAAATAAAACATTTCAATTCATCTGCTATTGATGTAACGGTAGCCTCCACACTGTTGCTTGGTGCATGATACGGAGAAAACTTGTACATATAAATCGGATGCCCAGCCATGTAAGCAGGCGTGTTTATGCCTGAATCAGCATCACAATCAATCTTCGATACGTATTCAGGGAATGCAGTAACTAAATCATCATATAACCCATAAAAATAAGGCGTTGATTCATCTACCGATAAAGGAGGAAGAACAGGAAGAGCAGGAGGGTCTATCTCGAATGTTAAGCCCCTGTTGAATACAGGCTTTGAAACTAGCCTACTATTTTTTGTTGTGTCCCTAAAGTTCAACTCAAAAACATAATCCAAAGACCCCGAACCTGTTAAGCCTGTTGAGTACCATGCTAAAGATGTGTAGTTCGTCTCAGCTATAAAAATATGCTCAGTTAACCCACTTACTTCGTCCCGTGTTATAGTTTGGTTCGTCGTTCCGTCCTCTCTCGTAAATACAATATTGCCTTTTAAAACATCTACGCCAGAATCTATTGTAAATTTTAATTCTTCGCCAGAATATAAAACAATATTAGGGATGGTAGTAGTTAGTCCACCTGTATATTTAAAACCACCTGTTGTTATTGATTTTCCGTTTTTAACCTCTGTGATTGCCTCGCTAAGTGGAATGTTCGCTAGTGTGTCAATATTAACATCAACGGTAGCTGTGCCCGCAGTTGCTAATGAAGAAAATGCCACCCTAATATCTACATAATCCTCAACCGCTGTCCAACTGTAGCTAATCCCGTCAGCGACTGCTGCGTCTTGTTTTATAGCCACAAAAGACCCATTTTTCAATTCGCCAGCAATAGTCACAAGGTAGCCGTATGTGGATGTGTTAATGTTTACAAAAATAGTTTCTCCTTCATGAACTCCATAACCTAAAAAGTGTAAACTACTTGCCTCATAATCAAATTCAACTTCTTCTATAAATGATTTCCGTGAATCATAATTGTAATCATTACGAGTTTTATTGTTAAGATCTATTTTTGCATTTAACGCTAATGGTGCAGGTGTATTTGTTACCATATTAAATATAGCAGTTCCAGCAGAGAATGAACCCGAAAAGAACACCCTAATATCCTTATAGTCTTCATTAAACGTATAACTAAATACCTCGACAGCCTCGTCAATAATTAGATTTTTAAATGTAAAAAAATCTTCATTTAATTTTTGCGCCGCAAATGAGATTTGAAAACCTGCTACTGGCGCCTGTGTTGTGAACGTTATAGTTTCCCCATTCGCAATAGGATAATTTAGCAAATATACACCACCCGGAATGAAGTCTATCGTTCTAGTTCTGTCATTTGTAAATCTAGATTCTAATATATCCATATCGGCACTATACACCTGCTTTTTTATCCATTTACCCCCATCGTATTCAAGCACGCATATTTCATTCTCAACCCTGATGTTTGAAAAGTTTGGGTAAACACCATCAGTAGTTGGCAAGACCGTTGCCCCTTCTTCAACACCTGTTTTTGCAGGGCTTGATGGTGTTATGTCACCTAAGTATTGAGTCTTGAGATTACCTAAGTTGTTCAACACTAAATCAAAAGCGTCCCTAGCATCCTTAGCTTTGATTGCTTTGTTTAAATTATCAGGTAGTAAATTGCCTATCAGCACTTTTAAATCGCCTATATCGCTCATGATTATTCTGTTTTTTCCGTTAATGTAAATATAGTATTTGTTGAATAATTTGAATCATCCTGAGTATTCCAATCATCATTCCAATCATCATTGAACTCACCAGTGGCGTTAATATACTCAAAAACCTCAACAAACTCAGCGTTCATCTCGTCTGTGTTCATATCCCAATCGGCCGAGTTAATCATTAATCGCTTATTCTGATCATCTATGTTTGTCCACAAGTCATAATCCCAAATTACAGTGCCGTTAACTTGTCTTGCAGGCTGCCTGTTTTGTAGGCCATAGCCTATTGCAACTTTCTTCAATAGGTTTTCGGCTGTTGTGTCGCCTTCTCTCTTCCAATCAACTTGTGAAACTCCTGAGGCTGTGAAAAGGCCGCCTAAATATACTATGCTTGAATTTGGCTCGACAGGAACATTACCAATGATTAAATCATAAGAATCTGGGTTTAAATTATTTTCATTATTTATGACTCCTTTTATATTCTGATCTACAACAAGCCCCTCGTTATCCTCAAACCTATTTAAGACAACAGAGTCTAGCTGAGTCGTGAAGTATGAGTATACATATTCAGGCTTGTATGTAAATGATATGGATGCACCGCCAACCAACACGCTCAACTCTCCGTCTTCTGGGAATCCAAAAAAGATATACTCTTTTTCTGCACTAATACCTAGTCCTGAGGATATTCTAGCATCATCGTGAATAGCCTCAATGCTTGCAAATTCAGTCCATCCATCATCGGTTATTGCATACAGCTTAGTTGATGATTTTAACACTAATGCAACACTAGCACTAGAGCTAACGCCGCCGAACACATCCAGTAGATTGTAGTTTGCATCATAAGTTTTATTCAATATCGTCCAATTCATTTTAACAGAATAAGATCGTGACGATGATTTTACGTTGACTTTATTTGTAAGAACAATACATCTATGACTAACCAATGTGCCAGCGCCATATAGTGTTGCGCCGCTATCGTTAACTCTTGCGGCACCAGTAACCATTAATTTGTTATCTGATGAAAAATGCATAAAAACATCATCTCTTGGAGTAACTCCAGTTATTGTAACATCAAAATCTTTATTAGTGTCATATAGGAATTTATCACCCTCGTTTATGAATGAATTATCATCTAAGAAATCGACATTATAAACACTATCAGGCACATTGTAATCTTGCTCTAAAGTGAATTCCTTCCAAGCTGGAAGTATAGTCATTTCAGAATCCCTACCTATCCATTTAAAATCTTTAACTACAGGCGTGAAATTTAACGTCTCAGCTAAATATGTTGGATAAGTAGCACTATTCCCTTGCACTGTGGTTTGGTTGTAGTATTTGGCTTGATCTACAATTTGCCACTTACTGTTAATCTGCCTTATTTGAGCTCCAAATCCCGTAAGGATGTTAGTTAATACATCTAGGCAATTCAATGGCTCATTATCTTCAAAGTTCCAAAAAGCATCATTATTAATATATGTTTGTAATGTTGTGTCTGTGTCATCAAACATATCTGATGAAAATAAACCTATCTTATCAATTAAGTCAAGACTATAGCCGACTCTTCCTAAAACATTATTAAGGATTATAGCCGCCGCGCTTAAGCCTGTTATTCTATCGCCTGATTCATCTAAATAAGGAATAGTTTCAAGTCTTCCTAAATTATCTCTTGCCGTTAGATTTACCGTATAATTCTTGTATGAATAATAAGGCTCCGAGTAACTATCTGATTCTAAAAAACCATTAAAAATCGTTATACCATTTCTTATAATCTTAACTAAAAACTTTTTATCGTCCGATGTGAATAAATGCTCGAACTTCATATTGCGAGTACTTAGCAGTCTTAAAGATGCAGTAAGCTTCTTTATTGGCTCTTCTCGGCCGTCTCCTGAATCTGACAAATGTAAGCTTGCGCCCATTTCGCCTTTAAGAAACTCAGCAGCTCCAGCGTAATCTCTTTCTAGTATCTCAACTCTTACAAGTCTTTGATAATGTAAAGATGTAAACTCGTTATAGTATCTTAAATTGTATGCCATTATCGCTTAAGTTGTTTTTGTCCTTGATTATTGGCTAGTGCTATGTCTTTGCCTTTAATTGTTCCGGTAACCTCTACATTTATGTTTTGCGCCTGTGTGTTTGCCGTTCTTCTGGATGTGTTATTGGTGTCGGGACCTCCAAATTGGCGTGTGTTTATTGAAGTTACAGAGCCGCCAGAGCTTGCAGAGCCTCCCCCGATTCCTGAGAATGCGGAAACAACACCAGCAACCCCCGAAGCTATCGCTGCTAAATTTGCAGGGAATGGCAGTGCAGCACCAGAAGCCACAGCAGAGCCTACAGATTGACTAAACAATGCAGGTATCATCTGAGCAACGGAGCTTAACACTTGAGAAGCTACATTTGCAAAAGTGGCAATTGTACTATCACCCATCGCCGTAGCTATCTGCCCGACAGATCCCATTACAGAGCCATAGGCAGACATCGCGTTTTGGGTCATTAGAACTTGCTGTTGCGTTCCTAGCAAAGAGTTTTGTATATTTTCCTGAGTGGCTTTAAATCCCTCACTCTCTGCAAGTGTCCCAGATACGTCTAGTTTTACGGGCAATTCTATAGCTTCTAATTGATCTTTATCAAGTTGTAATGATGTTATATCAATAGTTGGTATTATAGGAATTGCAGTACCCTTGGCTGTTTGCTCTATCCCAGTAGGCCCTGCGGCTACTGCTGCATTTTTAGCATCAGAAACTTGTATTTCTTTTAACTTGGCATTTAATAAATCAACCAATTGGAGTCTATCTTCTATCTGCTTATTTAATTTATCTCCACTTGTTTCCATACCCAAAAATCTCTTTTGGATATCCGCCCATTTATTCTCTTCTAATATTTGTAGCTCAGTATCACCAAGCTCTGTAACCTGATCTACAATACCATCAATCTGTTTGTTTATGAAATCAGTAGTTAAAAGCCCTTGCTTCTCCCACGATTCAAAGATATTTTCCGCCCCTGTTTTCTCTACCTCATCGCCCAGACTAGCTAACAGCACCTTTAATTCTGATACTGCCGTTTTAAACAAAGATGATTTAGAAATACCATCCCCTATCTTTTCTTGTAGATCTCCGTATGTGTTGCTGAGCTGTTCTATTGCTCCAGTTGATGTTTGAGCCTCCGACGTTGCAATTTTCATACCATCAGCCATAGCCTTCTGAAGAACAGCCGCCTTTTCTGTTTCTGTATTAGCTGATCTTAACGCAGGAATGTAGCGATTAAGCATTTCAAACTCCCCGTTTTGAGCAAGTATAACACCGCGCATTGCAGTCTCTAACGATATGCCGAAAGCCTTTGATAATCCTATTGCTCCTTTTGCCGCACCCTTAGCTTCCTGAGTAGTTGCACCCATAGATTCCGCAACCTGTAAAAGCTTAAGGGTTGTCTCATCACCAATGGTAGTAATTGATTGTAATTCGCTAGCAAAATTCTTATAATCATTTAGCGTGGATTGCGCCGCTTTCCCATTGGCTTCTATTTGTGCCCTTAGCGATTCTTCGGCTTTCTCTTGTATTCCGTAAAGTTTAAAAGCATTCTTAAAAAAGGCTGTAACTTTACCAATGGCAAACGCCCCAGCGATCAAGCCGCCTATCTTCTTTATGTTATCGCCGAACAACTTAGTCTGTTTTCCTGAATCTTTCAACCCCTTTTTGAAGTCCTTGTTTTCAAGACCTAATTTTACAAGTAAATTTGAAATAATACTACCCATTATCTATAAATATTTCAGGAACATTAAGCCCCATTTTCTGAATCGTTTCAGCTTGTCTCTTAGTTACCTTGGTTGGCTTCACTTCTACTTTTACATCAATACTTAATCCAAACAAATCGCTAGGTCTTCTCGGTTTTGATGACTTCTTAATATTAGGGTTGCCCATTATATCCTCGAAAACATGATACCTCAATCTCTCCCATGATCTTTCATTCTGTCTGTTAAAGGCTCTCATCTTGATATGATATTCGCCTATGGTTAGCGTGTAGAGATCTTCATGTCTTAAACCCAACTCCCCTATACAGTCTTCAGAAATGGACTGCCAAACAGCCGGTGAATCCAATTCTTCTTCTTCTTCTTTTTTTTTACTTCCTCAGATAATTCTTTAATAGACTTCCCCATGCTTTTAGACTCGCCAAAGCATTTTAAAGCTTTCTCAAACTCTTTAAAGTCGTTATTCATTAATTGATATACGTCCTTTATCGTAGCGTCGCAATCATCGCCTAATAAGTCGGCGTGATTCTTAATACCTGCCCAAACTGTATTTACAGAATTCATATGATCTGATTCGTCAGTGGACATGCTCAATTTCTCATCCTCGATGATTTTGAAAATGCGCACCCCGAAGAGTACGCCTATTTCTTTATTATTGAGCTTTATGGTGCATTCGCCTATCATTAAGCTGTTGTTGAAGGAACTAGTTGCCCTACGCCCTTAAATGACACACTCATAGTCATTAATTCACCTTTTGGGGCTGGAATAGATATGCTTTCCAGCAAAGCTTCGCCAGTAAACAAGATGTCACCTGTTTCAGTGTCTTCCCCGATTGCAATTTTACGCCTAGTACTCTGGGCTGGGTCTAAAATTCTAGTTATTAATCCAGTTACCTCAGCGTTTTCTTTGTCATAAAAAAGCTCTGATGATGCGCTCCAACTTCTTGTTCCATCAATAAAGTCTTCGACTCCACCAGTACCCTTGTCTGACGCGTCTAATAAAGCGTTCCCGAAATCTAAATCGGTCGATGTCTCTGTCGGGATGGCTGTTTTTACAGTTCCCGCAACGTCAAATATCCAAAGGATAAACTTATCTCCTAATTGTTTTGGCATAGCTTAAAAATTAATTTGTGTTAAATTATACGTATAGTTTATTAATATTCTATTAATTGTGCGCTGATCGTCAGCGTTTTCTTCGGTTAATGGTGTCGTCCCTGTCATTATAACCATATCCACGGTAAAATCAGGCACTATTACAGGGGTTTCAATTATCTTATTCTGCAATTCTTCAGATATCAACATAGCTTCGCCCTCATTGCGATTTTCTGTTATCACATCGAACACGATATCAACGGGTTTCGAATTATCGCCCTTGTCTATCTGTTGACCTCCTGATGATAAATACACCTCTACACGCGGATAATCACCAACGCCGTTATTAATGTACCCGTTATCAGGTAGCCAATTATCTTTAAATTCCGCCAGGAGCCTGAATCCTTGATCTTTTTGCATAAAAATTGATTTGTTGTAAATATACGAAATAATTTGATAACATGTTTTAGAACATATCAATAGATTTTTATGGGGAATTATAAAGGAGTAGATTTGCTTTTAATGGATTCGCCTGACATATAAAGTATGTTGCATGAAGTTTTTATTTATTTATTGGGTGGGTTTTTCCTATACACAAACAGAGTTAATATTGAAAAAATAAACAATATGGATTTATATAAAAAGATTTATAATGACCTTGGTGGGAATGTTAAATGTAAGCCAAGTGTTAAAAAAACAGAAAGTCAGACTGCTAGATTATACGAATTATGGTCAGAAAAGCTTTCTTATATAAACTACATTAGTGTTTCAGATAGAAATAAAGCTGTGTTTTACAATAGAATATCACTGTACACTAGTAGTGATAGTAGTGAGTTTTATCAAGAGATTTCAGTTTCTGCAAGCCAGAGATACGCTTTTGATAAACTAAAAACAATGGAGGAGAAGAGGGAATTTATCGCAAAAGCATTTTCACTATAATATGCTTTTGTAAAAAGCAAATAGCGTGGGGAAAATAAATAAAAATTGCATGTAACATAGGTATAAAGTTCATGTCCATTATCGGACATGAGCAAAGCCCGACCTTAATTGATCGGGCTTTTTACAACTTAGCATTTCTACCGCTATTGCGTAAGACTACTTTTAGATTCTTAACAAGTAAATTAGCGTTCTTTTTCCATGCTGGTATTAAATAAGGTCGAGGCTTTGTTCCATTATTAGCTATGGACCTGCCGATTAAAAAAGCCACTGATTTGATTTTTTTAGGATCCGTTTCAATTCCTTTTTTCTTAACCCATGTTTCAAGCGGCGCAAGTGGTGGAAATCCCCCCGCCTTTCTTCCAAACTCTAAGTAACCGCCATAAGCAGCACCCACAATGACCTCACCTATATTCCTAAGCTTATTAAAGCGGCTTTCAATAGAGTTGATTAGTAAGCTCGTTGATATGCTGCCGTTATCTTTAACATTCTGCTTTGCATCTGCTGCCGTGTTTAAAGTAGCTTTGATCACTTCATTGGAGCATTGCTCTAAAGTTTTACCACCCCAAAAACGAATAGAGCGCAACGCCCTATTCATATCTTTGTCAAAAACCTTTAGTTGAATACCATCTTTAGCCATATCAAGCTGTATAAGACCCTAATATAACGACTCTTCTTTTAGCGTGATTGTCTGGATCAACAAAAGACGCTACTGGTATCTTATTGCCGTTCCACATAAAATAAGAGGGTAGTGTGTCTATCCAATTCATTTCGATTAACACAGGATTATTAATCCCCTGTTGTCGATATTGCAAGGCTTTATTACCGCTTAACACATCTATCTTCGCCAGTCCTGTAAATAAAGATGTATCTGTGTTGCTACTTCCAAATCCAGCACCTTCAGTTGTTATGAAAGCCTCGACCTCCTGATCGTAATCAGTGCCTAGTATTCGTCTTTTTGGTTTGAATATCATAAGCCCCAAATTACATTATCAAAAACAAAACCCTGAAAACCACCAGTAACACCTGTATTATTTGCCGAAACAGATTCGCACCTAAATACGATATCTGATTTCTCTTGGAAAACTAAAGGGATGGTATAAACAGCCCTCCATGTTCCTGTTCCTTGTGTATTTAACGATATTCTTCGGCCAACTCTAAACACCTTGCCGAAATCGCGCCTTAACTGGGTGAACACTGCTGAACTGGCAACGCCGCCGCTTTTAGATATGGCAACATAACCCTCAACATACACCAGTGTTTTACCTGCTGGCACAGAATATATCATCATTTCAGTTTGATTCGCTGATGCTTTAACTTGTGCTCTAATTAAAGAGACATCAATGGGCACGCCACCAGAAAGAGCTGTGTTTTCATAAACATACACGTCTCCCAATAGAGGCGTGGTATTGCTGTTAAACACCCTATACACTCTTATTAAACTGGTCGGCAATGCGAGTCTCGTTTGTCCTGTTAAATTAATAGTCTGAATAACCCTATCCCAATTAGCATCCAACCCCTCTATCGTAATCTCTACATTATCAGACGCGTTAGAGCTTGATATACTATTAATAGCGGCTGTCGTGCTAAAAGTGTAGATTCCTCCAAGATCCCAGATATCCTCTGGCGCTGAGCCTGTGTCTATAGATTCGTTTTCCCCATACTTATTGATCGCATAAACGCCTCTTATTTGCCCTAGCTGTACTTTTATTGCAAAATTATTATCGTTCAGCAAATCAAATACGTTGGTGCTTATAATTCCAGCAAGTTCAGCTTCTAAAGCCGCAGCATCTGCGTAAGGAGTGCCGCTTTCATCTAAATAACTGGTTATCGGCTGGAATTTAACTAGCTCAAAGTAATTATCTTTGCCGTATATAGCCGCACTAAGCTTTCCAGTGCCGTATGTTAGCCTATATTCGTTTTTGGGATAAATATTATCGTTTATTCTGAAATTACCTTCTGTGTCTGAATAAACTCTTTGGCTAAATGCAGATAAAAAGGCTGCAAGTATTAACGATAATAATAATAATAGTCTTTTCATATCTTAGTATATTTCTGATTGAATTGTTCTTAAATGTACTGTTATTGCCTTTCTAGCATCCATGTCTGTCGATCCTGTGTATTTCATAACAGAATAGTCGAGGATGGACGATGAGAGTACATCATTATCAACTCTAACACATGAGTAATTGATAAGATATTGGTGTTCTGATTCAGTATTAATCACACTGTTTTTCGCGTTAGTTGTGTAAGTCAAATCGTCGCCTGTAATCAAGTCTTTCGCAGTTGTAATAGTAATGTTGTCAAACAAAAGATCTTGCTTTAAAGTGGGCTTGTCTTGTGTCAATTCCACATCAAAGTCAGCGGCTGGAATGTTTGACATTTTGCTTACGACCACAATTGCAGCATTTATCCATCTCTGTATATCTGCATCTTTTTGCGTGTGATTAATGCCACCTATATAAGCCTTGAAATCTGCAAGGCTTACAGGTGGGTTCGATATATTACTGAGCTTACTTTTTAACATGCTTAATGTATCCTTTTTTAATAAACTTATCAGCTATTATCTTGTTGCTAATGGTCAATCCGACACCTTTAGGTAAGCATGGGTAAGTGTCAGTCGTAATGTACTTATTGTCTGCGGTTGCTTTTTTAGGCTTTCTTTTAACTGCCTTATTTTCTAATTCTTTATTCTCCATGTTTCAGATATTAAAAAAAAGGGATGAGCAGAAGCCCACCCCTTAAAGTATTAATTAAAACTAACTACGATGTTCTGTCTGGATCAAGAGCAATTAACGCTGTGTCGATATCTGAAACGTAAATATTACCTGCCTTGTCTGGTGTCTCTACCAGTGACTGACCTCTCCAAAATACAACCGCTGTAAACTTGTCGGTTGACAAATCGGCGTTTTCTTGTCCGATCTTAAACTCCATGCCTCTTTTAATCCACAGCTCTAATGTCGAGCTATCTACCGCCAGCATTTCATTGTCCCCCATTGCATAAGACTCGATAATAGTCATTCCACCAAGGACCTTTTCACCGTTCACCATTCGGATAATTAACTGTCCTGTAGTGTCTCTTACTCTCGAGTATTTAGCTACGGTTAATTTGTTCATGATGACGTAATTAGGCGTATAAACATCAGCCTGTACGTTAATTGCCACAGCTAAATCATCAATTGTAGCCTTTTTGTAAGCTCCGATTAATTCAGTTGGCGTACTGTAAGCTGTAGATCCCTGTGTTTTAAGCCCGTAAATATGCTTTTTCTGAGTGGCGTCATTACCATCGCCTGAGATCAATTCAGTATTAATGAACTTCTCAGAATTAAACATTAATTTATTCTGTAATCTTGAAGCGAATGCAGAACGGTCTTCGAACATTTCAGCAGTAAAAGGGATTTTAGCCGAAATTTTAGCAACTTCACGCGTCTTTTCCTCCTCTGCACCTGTGTCATCAGCACCGATTGCGGCACCTTCACCTACATAACCTACATTTGAAGTGTAAGAACCCTCTACCCATAACATACGGCTTCTGTCTTGCTCCATTGGCACAACTGAGAACAGGGGCGTAACAGTTAACATCTGCTCTCTAGGATAGTTTGCCCCTGGCTTAATTTGCGTTCTGGTCACATCGCCTACAAAAGCGGTGGTGTCTACCTTCATCTCAAAAGACTTCCCTTCTAGGCCTTTCATTTTACCAGCGTCAAAAGCTTTCTTTGTTTCAGGATCTTTCAGAATTCTGTCGATTTCCTGAGTGAAAGTTTTTGTTTCACCTTCTTTTTTAATCAACCCTTTAACCTCTGTGTTAAGCTTGTTCAATGCGTCGTTAAGAGATTTAATTTCTGCAACATCCTTCATTTCTGGCATTTCATCAAACTTTTTTTTAAGTTCTGCGATACCGTCAGTAATAGACTTCGTGTCTAAATCTTTGTTTTTATCGACAAAAGATTTAAGATCTTTTAATTCTTGCTCGATAGCCTGAGCTTTCTTTTCTAGTTCTGTCATTTTATTTTAAATTTATGTAATCGAATACCGTTTTTGCCTCAGGCTCACGGGACTTTAATTCTACTTCTAATCTTAATTCTAAAGCTTTTAGTTCTTCATCACCCATTGATTGAAGGTCGAAATCTTCTGCTTTGCGCTCAGTTGAAATAATTTTAGCTTTCTTATTTGCAGCTCTTGTCACTGCCGAGAATTCAGCTAGCCCAAGCTCTTTTAAGAATCTTAAAGACTCACCATCCTCTTCTTTGAAGTCTCTCTCCTCAACCCAATATCCAATAGAAAACTTTTTTATTATACCTTCCTCGATTTTAACTGCCCTACCTTCCTCACTAGCCGAAATTACAGCTTCAAAATACAACCCGAAATCATCCTCCTTAAGCACCATAATATTACCTATCGGCTGCTTCATGTCGTGCTGCCAACAGAAAGCAATATCTTCTTTATTTTCTCCGGTTATTGTTTTTGCAAACGCTCCCTTAACAATAACGTCACCATAAGAATCTACATTACCAAACACAGCAGCATAACCTTTTACAATCAATCGCCCCGCAAACTCTCCATCAGCTTTACGCTCAAAAGCTTTGATATTTTCAGCGGATATATTTTTAAATTCTATTTCTCTACTCATTGTTAATATTTTAACAAGTTTTTTAATACTGCTAATTTACTAATAAAATGCTGTAAAACATGAAAATAAGTTTGGAATTGTTCTATTTTCTTATATGCAATATTCATATAATATTTGTTTAATATTATTATTGTCGTATATTTGGGTATTGTTTAACTAAAACTAAATAGCCATGAAAAATTTACGCTACAATTTACAAGGGGCACACATGCATGATAATACTGCATGCCCCCCTCAGGACAAAATGAAGGAGTTAGGCATAACGTATAAAAAAGCGGTGCCGCAGTCAATATGTGACCAATGGTGGTTTTTGGGCTGCGACAATATACCTAAAGAACTTCCCGAGTATATAACTATTTTAGACGCTGATGTGTCTGACTTCCCAGAATGTAAATAAATAACCATGAAAGAATTAATTTCAGAAAACGTAGGCGTAATATTTTGGCTAGTCGGGTGTGTTATCACATTCCTGTTATTAGACAAAAAGGAGTTTAATTTCTGGTCAGTCGTGTTTATTGTTCTCTCATGGGTGACTCTTATATGCACTTTTATATTAATGAAGGATAAGCAGTGTAAAAAATTAAATGAAAATGAATAATTATGAGTAAAAGCAATCTAAGGCCAGTATACAGAAATGATGAAGATTATCTGGCAGCACAAAACAGGAGTAGAGAGATATTTGGAAAGGTTAACTTTTCCATGTACGTAAACATGTTGATTGAGAAGGATTTGAGAAAGGAGGAGTCAATAACAGTTGTAGAACGCGGAATGCCACAAATAAACTCTATAGCTGAAAGACAAGCTTTAACTCGGTCAATAACAAAATGGGTGTCAATTAAAGAGTTTAAGGAGAATAGTGAAGAGGTTGTAAGCAAAATTGTAAATGAAATATTGGAGGAAATGAAATGAAAGAAGAAATAAAGCAAACGCTTTTAAATGGCATCGAGAAAGGAGGGTTTACACGTTCTTTCTCGGATGATCTATTTGATAATCTAGATGCGATATCCGAATACTTAGCAAATCAAGACATATTACTTAATCGTGATGTTGTTTTGATTAAAAAACATTATAGTGGTGAAACTAAGATTTCAACAGATACTTATTGTGCCTGTAAAAAATCGGATGTTGATGATTCTATTAAAAAAGTAATGAATACTAAGGAGCGGTATAAAAAAGAGCTATCCGATGCAAAAGCCCACATAGGCCTTCAGAAAGAAGAGATTGCAAGGCAAATAATTAGAGTTAAGCTTGCCATGAAGTTAAGTTTTATTATATACTCATGCGTGTTTGTCATGGGTTTAATCGTGGGTTTATTAATGGATTTAATATTTTAGATATATGTATATCATAGTTAAGATAGAGCAGCATGGATATACCTACGTCACGTATAGCCATAGTTTGGTAGGCTGTAATATTGAAAATGAATCCAATGATCCTGAAGAATTTGAACCGATGCCTATTTTTAAATCTAAATCTGTAGCTGAATTAGAAATGAAAAAGCTTAAAGACGAAAATAGGTGCTATAAATATAGAGTTTTACCACTAAATATAATTTAATAGGTTAGACATGAAAAACACAGTAACAATAAGCTTAGAAGAATTCAAAGAGATGGAGCGAATTATTGAATTGGCAGAGTCTGGGAACGAGACAGTTCTTAGAATTCATTCTAATTATCGTAGTGGAGGAACTACAGAAAAGCTAACTACTAAAGATGAAGTTTTAGAAGAGCTTAATTTTAAGTTAAAAGCGAGTAAGGACTACGGTGTTGAAGCCGATAAACAAATAAACTCATTAAGGTCTGATATTATGAGAATCCCATTGTGGATAAGACGAATATTTAAAGCTGTTTGATATGAAAGATCTAATTAGGAGTATTAAAGCGCTATTCAATACGGAGCCATTTCTACCGCCTCGATTCATTAAGGGTAAGATGGTTGACTCTAATCACGAAGAACTTAAAAAAGAATTGAAATTAAATCACAAGAAATATTCCCAGTCTCAGAGCGAGACGGATTAATTAATAACTACTCCCCTGTAATCGATAAGGTTATAGCGGCTTTGACAGTCGCAGAGGATGAAATAAATGATCTGAAAGAACAGTTAAAAAATAAATAGGATGATTGAAGACAAAAAGTTTACCGCTGAAGATGCTAGAGCTGCTAGCATGAAGAACGAAATGACATACGAAAGAGTTTTAACAGAGATTGAAACAGTCGCTAATGGTGCTTATTGCAATAGACAGTGCCATATAATGGGTTTCATGTCTAGTGAGGTTCTTAGAAAGTTACTGGCAGATGGTTATAATATATCTACCATTAAAGACCAGTTGAGTATGGACATCACAATAATTAAATGGTAAACAAGATAACCCGACCTAGCACCTCGGGTTATGCTTTACAACATGCTTTCAATTAGCTAGAATGCTTTTTAAAGTTGTAGATTTGAATATTATTAATAATTAAACACAAAAACAAGATGAGAAAATTAATGATTTTAATAATTGCCTTAGTGACATTATCGATGTCAAGTTGCACTGATGCTGATGTAGCATCAAGAAATTTAAGCAGGGCTGCTGATCAGTTCGAGATTTACAGAAGGGTAGTGTTTTATAATGGTATTACAGATGCTTACATATTATCTGTAGAGGGATATTGCTCTATCAGTGAGCTTAACGGACAATTAGAAGTGACAATAAAGACGAAAGAAGGAATGTTTCTTAAGCATCATTTAGGATTGTCTGACAATGTTACCTACTTCTCTGAACAATTACAGTCAAAACACGTATCTAAAGATAGATATAGGGTAATATTTAAACCTAGTGTTATTCTACCAAGTATAGATGTAGAATAGAATATTTTTCGATTAAACAAAAGCCTCACCTAGCCAGTGAGGCTTTTTTATTTGGCGCGATAGGCAACAGCACACATGCAGCCTATTGACTCTTCGGCTCCAATGGTCGTATCTCTGGGGTACTTCCCTTTATACGCTCCAACTTGGAATAAATCATTCTTACCAATAGTAACACCATTTAAAGCTACATGATTGGCATGGGGCTGTTTTGCTCCTGAATGGATCCAAGTTTTTGTGTACTCTAATCCTGTACTATCCGCCCCTATCTTATTAGACACAGAATAAGCCGCTAAAACCTCTTGAGAAACTATCTGTCTCACCTTCCATGTTTCATAGCCAGTATAGCTGTTCTTCAATATCACTTTAGCGCGCTGAGTTAAAGCTTCCAATCCTACACCTTCCTCAATGGCAATATTCACATAATCTTGAATAGTCTTCTGAACCCACTTCTTTAAAGTGCCTTCAACGGATACAATAAGTTCGCCAGTATTCGCAGATACCCATTGTTGAAGCTGAATATTCCAAACGGCATCGCGTATATCTGCTTTAAGCCCTAATAAACTATTATACTGCCTACGTGCCCAATATCCACCAACACCGGTATAAAGTTTATTATAGAAGTCAGGCAAATAGAACTCATCCACTAAAGCGGCTGCATTATCGGCTAATGTCTCATAAGATCCTGTCATATTATCCAAAACGACTTGCATAGCCTTTCTTCTAAGTGGCTTTAATACCCTTTCAAAATTGGCTATAAATACGGCATTACGCCTCTGTTCTGCTTTTAATTGTTGTCTAATTCCCATAAAGTAAAGGTACAAAAAAAACCGACCTCGTGAAAGGTCGGTTTATATGCAATCAATTTAAGCTATCCTAAGACAATAACTCTAGTCTAGTTGTAAGTATGCATATAAAACTTCTCATAATTCCGTACTGAGCTTTCAATAATGGTTTTTGAGCCTCATCGATCGATTCAAAATTAGGTGAATTAATAAAAGAATCGAGCTTAGTTGCTTTTACTGTCTCTTCTTTAATCTCTGTGATAAGTCTTGTTTTGAATTCTGACATGATTAAGGTTTTTTTTATTATAAATAATGAACTTCAAATATACCTCTTTAAATCGACACATCAAACATGTTTAAGAACATGATAATTCTTCGCCTGTTAAAGCGAAATATAAGTTCTGTAATTGGTGGACGTACTCGATTTTATGATGTCCATTCTTAAAAAACCAATACCCAAAAACATTACTCAGTTTAAGCATGTGCTCTTCTGTCACTGGATTTATCCCAATAGTAGCGTGCTTAGTTTCTTTATAATCTTCTTTCAATAACCACCTTGTTATTTTCCTATGATTACTGTCTGTTAATTCAAACCCAAACTTAACTAGCCACTCTTCTGTTAGTAGGATTGGTTTGTAATCGTTAATGTCGTCAGACCCATAAAATAAACCTCGATCATCTTTTGTTGAAAACCCCATGTCTCCCAAATTGGCTATCACCACATCTTTCCCGTCACTGTATCTAATGATATTTCCTATTCTCAATTCTTTTGCATTCATCTTGTTTAGTTTAGTTATTGATTATTTGTATTGGTTAGAGTGTTTGTTGTCCCAAGCGTCCTTTGTGTAATATACTACTAAATCAATAATGATATAAATAGAATAAAACACTGGATTAGTTTATTAAGATTTAAACTAATCGGGCAAAGACTGACACATGTTGCGTTCATGCTGTTTTACTGACTAAGATCTCTCTATTACACTGTCAACGGAGGTAATACTTGTAAATCATTGCTCCGAATATATTAACTGTCAACTTTATACCTTACCTTTTAATATACTTAATTTAATAAGCTTTATCAAACAGGATTTATTCTTTATTGTTAGTCTGGCTTAAATCTTTACAGACACTTAAAGGAAATTGAAAACTTTAAGCGAATGACAGGCAAGAGAAAACCCTATCAGCCATATTGTGAGATGTGGATCGATAGGGTTTTATATTTTAAAAAAGAAATGAAATACATGTTATCTGACCATCTCACCTGTCATTCAATACCACAAATGTAACTCTTTTATTTGGGTTGTGCAATAGCTAATTTATAAACAAATTAGAATCATCTCCACTTAATTCATAATAATCACTAGGCTCACAGCAATTATAATAACAATAATCAACAAGCCTTAAGTCTTCATCCTTATAAACAACTCCCAGTTTGTCAAAATAAGGCTTAATAACCTCAAGTTCTTTCTTAGTGAGCAAACGCACATTTCCCCAATCACCTGACTCTTCACCATATGTACTGTAGTAAAGCCAATCGATATAAAACGCCTCATCTGAATATCCCAACTTAAAGCTATTTTTGCTCCTATTATCCCATAGACCACCTATCTTTTCTTTAAAATACTCCTCACACTCATACGGGTCTTCTGCGTTGTATTTCTCAATAATACTTTTAGGGAATGGTAATCTAATTACCTTTTCGTGCTTGTAATCACTCATATCCTTTTATTTTTAGTTATTTACTTAACTCTTTATATTCGCTTGCCAAAATCTCAATCATATCTGACTTAGGTTTATAGTCGCATTCGTCACTAATTGTAATAAGAAAGCTTTCGTCAATATCTTTCAATCCAAATGCGTGATGAAACGTCATATCTGTAAATTGCTCGCTAAATCCTATAGTGCCATTAAATTCGTCATAACTAACAACGGGTAAGCTTTCTATTTTCGAAACCACCTCTTTATTTTTAACTTTTGGATAGTATAAATCTTGATATTTCTCTCCGACAACCTTATATCCTTCAGGCTTGCCGCTCAAAGATTCTAGTGCTGAGATTCCACCACCAACACCATTGCGATCCTTGCAACATCTATTAAAGCCAAGCTCTTTGGTTAAATCTAAAGCCTTATTGTTACAGTCTGTGATTTTATCGCAAACACTTCTTAGTTTATTGTATGTTTCCGTTCCTTTTTCTACTTTAAAATACATATCTCTTATTTTTTAGTTATTAATTTCTTGCAAGTACGACATTTAATCTTTTATTCAAAATACATATTCTTTCGTAGAATTTCAGCAGTCTTGTAATCCTCTATATTATTTTTTATTCTTTTCATCATTGATAATCCTATAATAGATTGCCCATTATCAGATACTAAATTCATCATTTGATTATTACCGCGTCCAATACAATAATGATCACTAAATCTTATAATAAACGTCTGTAGGTAATCTAATTTGCTATCTGATTCTGACAATTCAACATATACGCTGTTCGATTCGCTTTTATAAATAGATTCAACAATAAAACCATTGCCTTTAAAATCAATGCTTTCTATGCTGTTTATTATATTAATTAGATTACTGTTTGATTTACTGATATTTACTTGAGTAGTCATATCTTTTAGTTTTATAGTTAATAACTCGTTTTGCTATTACAAATAACGGCATTTAAAACCGACTGGTAAAATATATCGATGTGTTGTGTAACATGTTTCCGGATAACTCGAATTGTCTTATTAGTTGTAGATTTGTTGGAGTATCAATAAAAACCTAAGAAATGAATTACAAGAAACATGATAAGATTGTTAGAATTGATAACTTAGACGATGAGGGAGATTTGAGGGAAAAAGAAGAAGCATTATGCGCTTGTTTGTCCCCAACGCCAGACTCAGACAATGAATGTTGCAGGGTTTGTGGCGAATTATTATTTAAAGAACATTAACCAACAAAAGAAAGATGAAAGTAAAAGTAGGCGCAATATGCAGAGATTTAAACGGCACAAAGTGCCATATAGTAAACACATTCAATGAGGGTAAAAAAGATGTCGTTACTTATAAGTATTGGGCGAAAGAAAAACAGCGCTGGATATTCAAAACAGACTTTACAGAGTTGTTTTTAATAGGCTTTAAGTACGGATGGACTTGGGGTATATAAATAATACTGAAGTAGCTAAAACAAAAAGCCGTGACTCACATCACGGCTTTTTTATTCTATTCTAAATCGATGTCGGGGGCTACACCAAACTGATCGCTTATGTTTGTTACTGGTTGATCCCATTGGTCGTTGCCGTCTAGAATTTCCGTATTTAATCCCGCAGCCTCCCATCTTTGTCTAATTGACGCTTTAGCCTTCTCTAACACCTCTTGAACTTCTTTAGGGTCTTTCTGGATTTGTCTGACTTTGTCAATGTCGACAATCATTTTATATCCCTTACCATCATCAAGAAACTCAGTCAATTGTTCACAGTAAATCTGTTTAAGTGGAATAGTCGTGTTTAATGCTAGTGTTTTTTCTGATGTGATAACATTGTCTCTTGTGCTTGCTTCTTCTGATATCAAAGGAATTGGAACGCCGTATAACAATGCTAATAATTTTCTGGAATCCTTAGATGTTTCAAGAATATTCAGGTCCGCTGGTGTTTTTGAAATGTCATGAACCTGAGCTTTTGCACCCATGAATCTAATGCCACCTTTCAAACTAGGGTCGTTAATCTGCTCCTGCGCGTTGGCTGCTTGTGTTTTGTCATATAGCACGTCACCGTCAGCAGTCACAAGGTAATTAGCCCCTTTGTTTCCGTATGCAGTAATATCCATTTTATCACCTTCCTCTATCTTCTTTATGATCTTTGAGGCTGTAATAAGCTTAGATGTGGCGTGTTGTGTCACTGCTGGATCCAACACATTCCCAATCGTAGATTTTATGTTTTCGAGAGGTACTTTTTTTGTCTGATTATATGAGTTTACGTAGCTAACTATTTTACCATTACTATCTAATTCAAAAGCGACATATTGCCCCTGTATTATATTAAGCTCCGCTCTCTTGCCCTTATTTAGAGCAACACCTTCAATCCCTCCATCTATAAAGCACTCGTCGTATATGCAGTATTGAGTAATAAAAGCATTCTCGAATTGGGTTTGTGTTTGCAGATAGTTAGGGCTTTTCAATAATTCTTGCTGATAAATACCTTCTACGTCTTTCCCGTCTTTATCTACCCATTTAACAGGAATAGACACAAAGCTATCAACAACCTTATCAATAACGAGCCTTGCCGCTGAACTATCCTTGTAGACGTTGTGAAGATCACGCCTTTCATAATTACCCGTATCAATAATTTTACTCCCAAAAAACAAACTACTAATAAGACTCTCCCCCATTAGTGATTTAATCGCTGCTTTAATATTTAATGCCATATCTATTTTATTTACAATTTCTTAGTAAAGATACAAAAATAATAATTACATAATCCAGAGCTCAGTCGAGACTATGTTTTTTTCAATAATGCCAGTTAACGTATCTGGTGCATCATCGTGCTTGTTTGCACTAAAAACTCTCTTGAATTTCACCACGTGATTGTAAAACTCAGGCCAACGAATATGCCAGCCTTGTGGGAAAATAATCTTTTCTTTTACTGTAGCGGCATTTGATATGATACGAGCCTCTTTATTGTCGCTTTGATGAAACCATCTTATATAACACGTGTCGGATGTTAGTTCGTCTATCTTTCTTGCAAAGCCTCTACCTCCATTATTGCTTTCAATATCTGATTCCCTTACTTTGTTTCGATCCATCATGCCAGACACTAAAGGCTCAGTAACTTCCATACTCTCTTGTGTGTATGCGACATCTACAATATAAATAAGTCCATCGCTTGAAATGTCGTAATCAATAGAACAAAGGTAGTCATCGCCTTTATCGGCTGTATCGGTGTAGTTTTTCCTATTAATAACATTATCAGGCTGCTTGTTGTAGGTTTTCCAGTCGGAACCATACAAAAGCCCCTCTTTACTTGTTGGATTTCCTTGATATAAAGAATCAAACTTAACAGGATCTTTAGCTCTTGATTTTTCGAGCTTCTTCAAACTATGACGGCTGGGCCAAAGTGGCTCATTCTTCTTTCTTGGGTCTAGTTCTGTAGGCTCACTCAGTTTAATAGCTTCAAAATTAATCTTAAACCAAACGTCTTGATTTTTATATTTCTCTACATCTGCCCACGACTCGATTAAAATAACAGTCTCGTTCTTTTCAATAAATCCCACCAGATCCTCTTCGTGCCACCGCGTAAACACTATTAGTTGCTGTGAGTCATTATGAAGTCGCGTATCAGCTACCGTGACATACCAGTCAATTACATTATCACGTATGATAGGTGAATTAGCCTCTTTCCAATCCTTATATAAATCATCCATTAAAAGAACGTCTACGGGATCACCCGTAAGCCCTCCTTGATAACCTACCATTTTTAACGAGCCATCACGCCCAACCATCTCGATTTCTTCGGCTGTGTTGATATAATTAGTATCCCCTTTATCAGCCATTTTAGCATCAGGATACAACTCTTTATATCTTAGTTCCGACAGTAGTTGTTTTGTTTTACGTCCAAACTTTCTTGCTTTGGTAGCGCTATAACAGACGGTGGCAATCTTTAAATCTGGATTGCGACCTATCATTTGAGCTGGAACATTTATCGAACTGCCTTGACTCTTCCCGTGTTGCGGTGGTACTGATATTATGAGCTTCTTTATTCTCCCATGAACAAACTCATTTAAAACTTTATAGTAAGTCTTATGGAAGCTTGTTGCCTGGAATGTTGGCATAGTGTAACGCACAAAAGCGAGAGAGTGCTTTTTCGCATACTCCGCCCGCTTTTCTTGTACTGCTTTATCAGCTAAGATTATGTCTTTATTCGTAATCTTCGAACTCATTTAAGCCTTTCTTAACTCTGTTTAAAGCTTCTTGTTTTTGCTCCTCGTTCAGATCTATATTAATATTTGTAGTCGTGTTAATAGTTTCGGTTGTTTCTCTTTCACCCAACATCTTTTGGCGCCATATTGCTGCGGTGGCCTGATACTCTTGCTCTAAAGCTCCCTTATTGATCCTTGAGACAATTCTTTTTTGAATATCTCTTTTTAAGTTTTCAAGAACGGGAAATTTTTTTATTAAATAATCTATGTGTGAATCCCTCATTTCCACTGAAAAACACGCATCAGAAAAACACAGAATACTAGAGTCTTTACATGCGTTATCGTACATTTTTTCGAACACTTCAGAAGAGTTTTCGATAGTCCATTTTTCAGCGGCTGTATTTCCTATTTTAAATCTTGTTTCTTCTCCGTTCATATTCCGTCTATTTGATTTACCCAAAGATACGAAATTTATTTAAATCGATTAAATGTGCTTTATAACATACTAAACCATTTCCCCGACGTTGGGATAATGGTTAAATTGCGGTATGTTTAATTTAAAACCTAGATAAATGAACATTACAGATAAGCTGTTTAACTTCTATTTCGACTGGATATTAATGTTGCCGTCAAAAACAGTAGAGAATTGCCATAAGATAATAAGAGTTTTTGCAAATATATTTCTTATTGCATGGATACCGTTTGCTATTATCGTATCAATACCATATTTGCTTGTATTGTGCGTAGCTGCATTAATTATCGAAGCCTAACCACCCGAGAGGGAAAATAAAATAACTATGAGTAAGAAAAAATCACTTTTAACCAAGCTATTAAATATTAGAGGCTATTTATTGCCTGAAGACTACATGCTGAGTAGCTCTAATTTAGAAAAGCTAATATCAAATTTAAACCAAACCAAGAAATGAAAAAACAAATCTATTTCCCGAAAGGGGCGAAGTCAATTAATTTTGATCTAGAACAAGGAATTGCAACGGCTGTTTATGAAGAAGAAAGACCAGCCTTGAA